TTAGGAGGAATTGCCAAACAGATCATGGTCTGCATCCATTGTAGGTAAACAGCAATCGCAGTAATAGGCATGAATGCGTCCTCTGGTGATGCATAGCCACGCTCTGGATCAAAGTCTACCTCAATGTCAAACCATGCTACATTTAGCTTAGGTGCATCAACATTGAGATAATTGTCTTCTAGACAACGATAGATTGGGTTGATGTCACTTTCAAACAGTTTTTTGTTTGAATGAATTGCAAGTTCTTTTCGATGTTCTTTGACATTTTTAGAACTTACTCGTGAAAGAGGTTGTCCAAAAATACTTGTGAATTTACCCTTGGCATCTGGGTAATAAAATATATGTCTAGCAGGGTATTCTTTATAATGTCGTTCGCCTTTATCATTGCGTTCGACAACATTGATCATATCCTGCTCTCGATTATAGAAAGCGTCTACGTAACTCAAATTTTTCTCCCATGCAATTTACGGCTTGCAAATACCAGTGTGCGGTTTGTGGCCCAGCGTACCATCTACTGTTTATTTAATTAATTATCATTCTTACTAGTCCAACGGTGTCGATTGTGGTAAGCAAGATATAATTAGCGAGCATACCAAAGGAACGACGACTATAAGCGCACCAAGCGTATATAGCACAACCTGTAATCCAAATGGGGTACAAGACCAAAAGGGGAGGAGTAGGCACGGTTGCGGCCATAGTGATAGCACAACCAATAGATATAGCCCAAGCAAGGACCTCAAGACAAAAACGAAGTTTATGACTTTGATAGTCTTCTCGGATCCAGCTAAATGTTCCACTTAGTATTGCATTCATTCAGGCAGTCGCTTGGTGACACCAAGAATCATTTCAATGTCATTCCATTCTTGTTCGTGGTCTTTCCAGTTGTCTTTGTGTGCAATTCGAATTGCCTTGTTTATGATACTGGGTTTAATTTGCAGTTCTTCTGCCACAGCTTTAACAGTTTCTTTGAGACCTTCTTGCAGATCTTCTAGTTCACGAAGCACATTAGAACCTTCACTGATCAAACGTTCTAGTTTGGCTTTTTCTTCGGGACCGTACATTCTTGTTGACATAATTCTCTCCTATAGGACTATTATATAGTCAAAGAAAAAGCCGGTCAACTAATTGCCGGCTTTTAGATACTTATTGGAAGTATTATCTACGTTGCTCGCTGAGCACATCGTACATTTCAAATGCACCGCCCATACGCTCATAGACCATACCGGCATACACATCAGCCTTCATGCCCTCACCAATTTTTGTTCTAGCAACACGTTGTGCCCAAGCCCACAGTTGATTGTCTATGGGATCGATCTGTTGTTGGCCACCACTTTCAACAACCAGTGCCATCATTTCTTTAAATGATAAATTAGATTCAACTGATTCTTTTACTGCTTGCTTTTTGCCTTTGGGCATCATTTTACCTTCGGTCTTCTTGGCAAAAGGATTAACGCCTTTCTGTGGCTTGCCACCTTTCTTGTCACCAGCAGCACTCTTCATTGGTTCTTTCTTGTCACCGTCTTTGTCAAGATCTAAAAAATCAGGCTTGGCACCCTCGTCCATGATCTTGGACATTTTCTTTTTCTTATCTTCTTTTTTCTTCTTGGCTTCAGCGGCGCTTTCTTCTTTCTTGGCTTCTACCATCTTCATGAACTTGCTTTTGAATTGTGGCTCAATGCTTTCTACTTTCTTGCCATCTTTAACACGAGTCACTGAACCCTTGCCGTGTGCTTTTTCATAGTCCTTGCTGTCTTTGGCATGGGCTTTGTCTGCTGCCTTGTCGTCTTCCTTGTCTGCCGCACTTTGTGATTTGGCATTTGACTTAGGCTCAGTATGCGGGTCATCGCTAAATCTTTTTGGATTCTCTTTGTGTTTAGTTACACCTTTTGTTGAACGATCAATAGTTCCACCAGTAGACGATTTTTCTTCTTTAACATCTTCTTCGTCTTTCTTTTTCTTTGCTTCAGCAACATAAGTTGTTTGGCCAGCTAGCACACGAAGTTGTGCATCTTCGTTGAGTTGAACAGCTTTGTCTAGTACAGGTGCTGCAGGAGTTGTCGGTTTGGCTTCCATCCCGTCAAGTTTGCTTAGTATTGCTTTAAAGTCCATTTTAGTTTCCTTGATTTTTTCTGTTCAGCCACTGATCTTTGAGGCTTTGTTTAACTTCGTTTTGTAAAGATTCTTCAAAATCTCTAGGTCCCGATTCGATTTGACCAGCTGCCATTTTTTCATATTCCATATAATGATATACAGAACTGATGTAATCAGCAGCTTTGGTAATTTTTGATTGCACCCAGCCATCTAATTCGTCGTTTTCTCCGATCAGTTTAAACAATTTGGCAGAGTACTGATTCAGCTTGTAAAGTTCAGCTCTGGCCATTTTGGCTTCATGATCGTCGACTGGTTGTTTTTCTAGGTCCATAAATATATTTATCTTCTTATAATAGATTCATCGGAAGTCTTAGGCTTCTTTTTAGTGGTTTTATTCTGTTTAAAACTGCCGCCGAATAGTGTGCCTACAGTGGAGCCGGAACCTCCTTTGATCAAAGTGGCTCCCATACCAGCACTTGTAGCACCTGCTGTGGCTGTTTCTAAAAGTTCTTTGATTTTCATACACTTATTTATTTTTCTTAGCACGGCCTGCTTTCATGTTAGCTAGCCAATGGGCTAGTTGTCCTTTGCGCCCGCCCTGCTTGGCAGTTTTGCGTAGACTACTTACTGATGATTTGGTATTAATACCATGGCGTTTGCTGTCACCTTTGTCTTGTGGATTCTTACCATCGGCAAAGTTTTCATCTACACTTTTCTTACCCTGACTCATTCTGTATAAAGCGTTCAACTCATCCATCAGAACCTTGCCTGCTTGTTTAGCATCGCCAGTATGTTTCATAACTCGATAAGCAGTGTCAACAGCATTTAACATTTGTTCTTTGCTGGGTATCCACCCTTTACCAATATTGGCAAAAAGTTTCATCATCTTTGGCAAGGTCTTTATCAAATGTGCTCGGTATTCTTCTGCGTCATCGTTAAAGTTTTCATCTATTGAGTCTCTATAAGGCCGTACCCATTCAAATCTTGTGTCAGCAGGTATCCATTTGATGCCCAGCCCTTTGTTGCCCTTGGCAGGATCCATATCTACCAGCAACCAGTTTTTTTCATCACTGAATGGCACAGTGTGTGCTTTTTTCAAGATACGAATAATTTTGCCCGAGTCTGCAATCTTGCCCATCATGGCCGTTTCAGCAACAAAGTTTTCATTATTAGGTTGACGTGCTTTATATAAAGCAGCCGTGGCCATTTGATCTTTCTTTTCAGGGGTCTTGTTTTTAAACTGATGATACTGATTTGGATTGGCAGTTTGGAAACGGTCTTTCCAATAGTCCAACGGCATATCAGGTTTTAGTTTTGGTTGCGGTCCAATTTTTTTAGCAGGAGCCTGTGCTGGATCAACAGCAGGGTCTTGAGGCTCCTGCTCACTTACTTTTTTGCAAGTTCCTCAACTTGGGCTCTCAATGATTCAAAGTATGGGTCTACGCTTTCCGATGGATTCTCACCAGTCTCGTGTACCGTTGCATTCTTGCCTTTGGCCTGCAAGCTTCTAGCAATATTCTGTGCCTGACGTTGATCGGCAAAAACTTTCCAAGTACGGCCGTCGATTGCTACTGCATAGTTATTACGCTCATGACCTAATTCGTGATCCATCTCTCTGCGCTTGAAGTCTCTCTTGCTTTGATCCATTTGATCTTGTTGATATCGATCATAGTCATTTGGGCTCATTGTGTCTGGATTACGACTACCGTATCTTCCAAAAGATTCTACCTGGGGATTAATGCCTTGTTCTTTTTGACTTTGTAGATAATCCCAAACGCCAACTAACATCATTTCTGCTTTGGCAATCTTTTCTTGTACCCATTCTGGTAAATTATCTTTGTCGTCGATAGTCTTTAACAATCCCATAACTGCTCTTGCTGAAGTAAGCAAGTTGGTATGTGCCATACCTGCTTCGTCATCATATTCACCGTTAAAGCCTTCCGCCACACCTTCTGAAAACCCGTTGTCTTCAAGATCGTTTTGTAATTCTATCTGGGCCATATTGAACCCCGATTTATATTCATCCCACTCAGTGGGTTCATCTGCTCTACTATAAGGATTATGATACGAGTTTGATCCCATTCTTTGACCATCGTAGTAACCTCGATCATAAGGATTAGGTGTCACCTGGCCTTCCGCCACACCTTGCTTATATTGTTTCTCTAGGTGTGCTTTAATCTTCTCAGCCTTTTGACGAGCAGCCTCACGCTTCTGTGGGCTCGTTTCATTCTTGCTCCAATGCACTGCTGTGTCATGGTCTTTCTTTAGTTGAGCAATTTTGTCGTCCTTGCCTTCCGCCACACCTTGCTCGTTAGTTTTATTACCTTGTTGGTCAATGCCGCTATTTGGTGGTAGATAAACTTGCTTACATGGTTGGCACACTTTCACACGTTGCCCCATATAATTACCACCTTGTAATTCGCCGCCGCACTTGGGACATGAATGTATATCTCCTAGATCGCCTTTGTGTTTTTTACCTATCGGAACAACTTCACCTTCTGCAAATGGTTTCTTATGTTTTACATTACCTTGCTTTACTTCTTTCTTCTTATCCTTGTGTTGACCAGCACCACCCATCTTGGCATTCTTGGCTACAAAGTTACGAGGCTTTGGTGTTTCTTTCTTTTCTTGTGCAAGAATGGTATCTTCACGCTTCTTTACTTTACCTAATGCACCTGGAACTGTAGCAACAGCACCTGCACTGGTAGCACCACCTGTGGCAGTTTCTAGCACATAATGTGTGTCTTCGTTATTTTTTATTTTTTTGAATTCGCTGGTCATTTTGTTTTATTCCAATTTGATACTGGGCTTACTGTATTAGTGCTAGATAACTCTTTACTATTCATGTCACCGTGGTTAAGATCTTTGTAATTTGCCCCTGCAAGTTTGTAGGCTTGTTTAAGGATATCGGCTTCTACTTTAGTATATGGAGCAGTTACTTTGCTTTTACCAAGCCAACTTAGATAATCAATGTCTGGATTATTTTTACCATCGCACATTGCGGCAGCAAGTCCAACTCTGTTAAAAGTGTAATCACTGTTGGCTTTTTCTGCATCACTGAATGTGTGTAATCCTTGTGTAGAGTTTTGTTGTCTTTTAGTCAACTTACCTTTTTTTCTCTCAGTAATAAGTTCAAGTATCTTCATAATGTATTATTTACCACGTCCGAACCATAACTTAAACCATTCATCTGTACCTGGTTTAATGCCCTGCTCTCGTTGTATTTGCCCTTTATTACTGCCTACAACAGGTTGTTTTAGTGTAGCATTGTATTCTGCAAGACGAGCTTGTCCACCTAATCCGCCCATTATACTAGTTGCCTTTAAGGCATGTATAGGGTCATCTGCGGCTAGATATGCATCATCTCCACTATCCTGTGGAACATCATTTACGGTTATTCGGTATTGCTTCATTTACAATAATCTTATTGATAAGATTGTCTATAATGTCTTCAACACCTTCGCTGACCTTAACACAGTTATTAACTCTAGTGTTACCTTTCATCTTGGTGCCAGCTTTACGATAGCCTTTCCAACAACTAGGATCTAGGCGTTGTTTTTCTTCTGTTTGACCATTAACATCATTGGCAAATTGTTTTTTAGTTGCTTTAACAATTCCACTGAAACGTTTGTCTGCACGTTTGTAATTGCCCGCTTTGTCTGCGGCACTGGCATCTGCACTAGCGGCTTTTTTATAACGACCTAATGCATCATTAGATAATTCTTTTAAGTTGCCCCATTCGTCCTTGCTAGTAGTATCACGTCTGGAAATATTTCTGCCTTTTAGTTGATCTTCGCGACGTTTGTCGCCAGCTGCTCTAAGTTTAGCAACCTTGCCATCGTCTTTGTTAGCCAAGCGACTTGCAACATTGGTTATTGCATTGCTGTCACTTTCCGCCGCTTGGACAAACGAACGCAATTTATCTGATCTTGATGGATGCTTCAATTGACGTAGAGCCTTTGCCTCTATTTGTCGAATTCTTTCTCTAGATACACTAAGTTCCGCCGCTATCTCATCATATGTTAGATCATCCCAAAATCTAAGTTCAAGAACACGTTTAGCATTATCGGATAAATCTGACATACCTTTAGCAATAACACGTTTTAACTCTTCTTTGTCAAAATCCATTTCATATGGCTCGTCGTGTTCAGGACCGTATCTATCAGCATGGTGTACAGGATCGTCGGTATCTAATGTTGGCATTTTATTATAGGATCCGCGATATGTTGCACCATCGGGGTTATATCTAGATATTTGTTGATTTGGATGGCCTTCCGCTACACCTTTCTTTGGCTTGACCAGAGCGGTCATACGTTCTTTAGCCTTTGTCATTAGGTCACGAACTTCGTCATCGCTGACCTGTGGATTCATAGCATCACGCCATACTTGAAATTGTTCTTGTTCAGATTTACTAGGATCCATTAATACTGCTCGCATAGGAGTAGCACGTGGCCCTTCTTCACCGGCACTTGGATCGCTGGTTTCTTGACGACTAATAACATCTAACGTATCAAATGTATACGGAACGTTGCCCGCCTTGTCTGGCTTGCCGTTGTAGTTTTTTAGGTATTGAAATGCCTTAACTTGATCAGCACCTAGTACAATAGTAGCACTGTTATAACCTTGACGATTTAAATCTGATAGTACTCTAGTTAAATCTGGAATCTCATCTGTGGCAGTTTGAAAAATATGACCTTGTTCTGGAAATACTTTTTTGTAGATTGCTAACTTTTCTTCTGGAGTAATTGGATCATCTTTACCCACTGTACGACTAACAACAAAGTAAGGATCGGCACTCAATTGATTTGCGTGAGTGATAACGCTACTAGCTAACATCATGTGACCTTTGTGTCCCATGCCTCTGCCCCAACCAACAACTGCGGCCTTGCCTTCTCCAGTTCTTGCCAGTGCTTCAAAAATATTTCTTAAAAACATATTAGTCTTTCCTTGGTGCCCAGTTTGCCTGGTCAATTGCTTTTACAAATTGTCCAGGTAGGTCACTTTTAAATTGTCCACCCGGATGTGCTTGTACATAACCTTCTGGCTTAGTTTGACGGATACCGCCGTGTGTGCCTGCACTTAGTTTAGTAATCAATTGTAGTTTTTCTCTGCTTAATAATTCTACACTGTGTAATACAGCGTTTAGCCCATTTTGATCTGCAAGAATCTTTTGTGCTTGTCCTGCACTTACATTAGCAGTAACCCAGTCTTGGAACTTGTCTTTAACTCCGGGTATGCGTAAGTTTTGATTATAAAATTTGTAAAGGATATCGCCTGGCTTGCTTAGACCCGGCTTAGGTGCAAGGAAAGCATCTATAGCGGCAGCGTTGGCAGTAATATACTGTTCAGCCGCCGCTAATCCTTTGTCCTCTACTCCCGGTGCCTTCTCTACATAGGTAGTACCTTGTACAATAACATCTGGTGTGCTTAACTGTTCAGCATTAGGATAACGACCCTCTTCACTGCTACCTAGTGCATCATAGAACCCTGTAACAGCAACCATAACTTTAGCAGTCTTAATCCGCTTGCCTAGATCACTGGCCACTGGAATGTGGAAGGCTGTGATGTTAGGAGTAAAATCATACTCTTGTGTTTGTGGATTCAATTGTGCAGGCTTGCTTGGGTAGAATAATAGCCCACCTTCTACATAACCGTTTTCTGGACTTACTTTTTCAAAGTAGGGCCACAGGTCCATCATTTCTTGTGCAAATGCCTGACGTTGTGGAAGTTGTTCTGGAGTTGCTTTACCTGTGCCTAGTACAAAGTTTTTAATATCTTCTGGGCTGTACATTGCTGTAGGAACGCCTGGACTAACTTCCATCTTACCACGCTTAAGATATTCCCAAGCGTTCTTTGGAATCATTGAGAAGCGACCTTGTTCATCCTTGCCCCAATACATAACAGGACTACCGTCCCATTTTAATTCAATGGTGCTACCCTGTGAGCCCATGCTTTGTAATCTTTCAACAGCATGTAGACCACCTTGACTGCCGTTAGTGAATACCAAGTCTTCGATGTGTTGGTATTTGCGACCTATTGCCGCCGCAGCTTCGATAATTAGCTCGCGTATCTTCATAGGATGTGATCAATTAAAAACCTAAACCATTCACGACTACCTTCTTTTAAGTCGGCACCTGGAAAGTATTTGTCTCTAATAGCAACATACTTTTCAGGGTAAGGTTTAAGTGCGGCTAATACTCGCTGTGGATTGCCCATGTCTGCGGCAGAAGCAGTTGGGCCGATAATAATTTTAGCAATCTCATCTTTGTTGTTTGTAACTAATTCTTTTGTTGTACGATCGACAAGTCCTTTGTATGGACTCATCATAACACTTTCGTGTCCTTCAACGCTGCTCATGTTAGCAAGGTCAGCCCACATGCCGTGTAGGGTACCACCTTTCATTTGTGGATCACTGTAGTCATGTGTATGCAGTGGTTGAGCGGCAGCGGCATTTTCTACTGCCATTAGGTCAACTTGTACTACATCTTGTGTTGCACCAATTGGAATACCAACGTGAATGCTAACACCTGTACGTGCGGCAAACAGGCCTTTGCTCTTAAAATAATCTTCTAATGCTTTGCGACTTAGTTTTAATTCTTTAGCAGGAAAAGCCTTCATTAGTTCGCTAGCATCTATTAGTGCATCTATGTCACTGCTGACTTCTTTATGCCCTGCTGATCCAATAGGATATAAATTTAATCCTTGTGGAAGAATCTTTTTTAGGTTGGCCATTACTAAAGGAAAATTTGCCTTTTGTAATTCAACTGCGTTTGGAACTACGTTTCCACCTTCATTTAATTGCATGTTATTACCCTAACTTGTACTTGTCTGCTTGTATGTCATCATACAGGTGATCATGAATTCTTTGGCAAAGGCTTTCTCTAACTTCTTTAGAAAATACTTTACCTAATCTGCCCGTCATCTTTTTATCTTGATAATACTCTTTACATCCCTTTTCAACCATGGGCATGTATAATTCTAGGACCATTTCTGGACTACACTCTTTTAAACTCTTTACTTTTTTAGCAATAGGAAAGAAATAGTCTTTGTGTAACTTATCGTGATCAAGTACATACCAGAATAAGTCATCTTCAAATTTTGGATCATCTTTGTTCTTTTTTTGATGATCTGAGGGTTTGTTAAAAAATTCTAGTAGTTTCATGATGCATTAATTATTGTATTGGATTGATAAAACTGCACCAGCAGTAATTTGTATGCAACCTCTAACCCATACAAAGTTCCCCGTAAAATTAGTTAGATTAACAGTTGACGTAGTTCTAACAACTGCTGAAGTATAACTGACATTAGTGTTTGATACTGTAAACCAGTCTGATGATACAGGCGCTGATGCCAATGTAGCCTGCATGGTAACAGTTCCTACAAAGGATTGATTTGTTTTATATGCAGCGGTGTGAACCCCGTCGCTGCCTCCAAAGTATCCGTCACCTTTTACTTGGTCGCTATAGTAAAAGGTAGTACTAGTTCCTGTATAAGATATAGAAACTGAGTTAGTACCACTAGTTTGGTGGAAAATGAGATTTTGGCTTAGTGCTGGCATAATACGTTATTTATGCCACTAATGCGTTCTCCCGTAAGATGAACTCTTCGGTCTTTTTAACGTATCCGCTTAGGTATAATCCTACCATACTCATCATTTTATCGTCTATAACATACATAAACGGGTCTTGTGCGTAATATCGTTGACTCATAAGCCAACGCCTACTAGTTTCACTAATTAACAACTTATTTCCGTAATTGTTTGCCCATGTTAAAAATGCTGATCTCTTATCTGGAGAGAATTTATTCTTAAAAAATACTCTATATTTGTACATATCCTTGGGATACGTGTCGCATAGAATCTTCTTATGCCCATTACTTAATAAGAATTCAAGTTCTTCTTGAGTTGTGGGACCACTAATTTTCCTAATCCATTGTTCGAGAGCATTATCAATTTCTTCAAGAACACTGGGATCTTTGCAGAACAGATTGAGGTGACTATCTTCAACTCTAATTTGAATTTCTTCTTTTCTGTCTAAGAAAGGTTCTACAGCATTAACAAATTTTAGGAATTTATCAGCATCTGTTATTTTAAGGTCGTAGGATCCAAACCGCATGCCTTTACCAGTTTTGCACCATTGTTTGCAAAGTCCTACGCCGCTATGAATGATTCTAGAAGCACCCGTCTGGATGCATTCTACTTTGTAAGGCCATTTATTAAAAAATAACTTACTGGACTTCAGCTTTTGAACTATCATCTACAACCTTAGATTTTTCAATGGGTAATACATCGACTACATGAAGTTTAAGATTATCTTTCTCAACACTAACTTCTACAACACCACCATTAGTCAGTTTACCAAACAAGATTTCCTTACTTAAAGGTTTCTTAATATATTCATCAATGGTACGTTGTAGCGGTCGAGCACCCATCTTAGCATTGAATCCTTTGGCAATTAGATATTCAACTGCTTCTGTAGTTGGCTTGATATGAATATTCTTATCTTTAACCAACGCATTAAGTTCATCAATAAATTTCTTAACAACTTTGATCATGTTAACTTGATCCAACTTACCGAACTTGATAGTACCATCTAACCGATTACGGAACTCAGGAGCAAAGAATCGATTAATAGCATCTTTAGGATCACTGTCACGTTCTAGACTACCGAAGCCCACTGAGTTCTTATCAGCATCGGCAGCACCTAAGTTACTAGTCATAATGATAATGGCATTACGTCCGTCAGCTTTTTTACCATTACTGCCAGTAATGAAACCATTATCCATTAACTGTAGCATAACAGTTAGAACATCTGGGTGGGCTTTTTCGACTTCATCTAACAGCAAAATACAGTTAGGATGTTCTTGCAAGTTAGTAATCAATTGGCCTGCATTATCATCAAATCCAACATAACCCGGAGGAGCACCAATGAACTTGGCAACACTATGCTTCTCTTGGAATTCGCTCATATCAAAGCGTACAAGTTTAACACCCATATTAGATGCAAGTTGTTTAGCAACTTCAGTCTTGCCCACACCTGTGGGACCAACAAACAAGAAACTACCCACGGGCTTATTAACTGCTTTAAGACCTGCTTGTGCAATAAACACTTTATCTAACAAACTTTCAATGGCTTTTTCTTGTCCAAATACTTTGCTACGTAGATTCTTTTCGAGACCAGCAAGGTTAACACCTTCTTTAGAGTTGATTTGTTCTAAAGGCAAGTTAGCAATTTTTGCAACTTCAAACAAAATCTCATCGTGGTCAACAACACCGTTTTCTTCGTCTTTGACCTTAAAGCGAGCACAGGCACAATCAATTAAGTCAATGGCCTTATCGGGCAATTTCTTATCACTCATGTATTTTACTGAATAGGTCACTGAATCAATGATAGCCTGGTTGGTAATTTTAACACCGTGATGCTTTTCATAATACTTTTTAAGACCTTTAAGAATCTTGATAGCAGTTGCTTCACTGGGCTCATCAACAGTAACACGTTGGAACCGGCGCATTAATGCACGATCCTTTTCAAAGTGCTTGCGGAATTCTTCCCATGTAGTCGATGCAATAACTTTTAATGTACCTTTGCTCAGTGCGGGTTTTAGCATATTAGCCATATCGTTGCTACCACCACTGACTGCACCTGCGCCATTCATCATGTGTGCTTCGTCAATAAAGATAATACTCTTACCTTTCTTTTCAATGGCTCCGAGAACAGCTTTAAGCCGTTCTTCAAAGTCGCCACGGTACTTACTACCGGCAAGCATGGCACTGATATCTAAATTGTAAACAGTGTGATCTTGAATAAACTTGGGTACTGTACCTTCTACAATCTTACGTGCAAGACCTTCTGCAATAGCAGTTTTACCTACACCTGGATCTCCAATCAACATAACGTTGGCTTTATTTCTACGAGCCAATACTAGTTGCATTTCTTCGAGTTCTTTTTCACGGCCAATAACAGGATCAATCTTTTTAGCTCTAGCCTTGGCTGTTAAGTTAGTGCAGAACTGATTAATCATACGTTCTGCTTGCGGGTTCCTAGATTGTAATTCTCGAGGTTCTTCTGAGTCGTCTTTAACAGCTTCTTTTTGTATAAAACTTAAAAACTTGTCTTTATCAATGTTGGCTTTTCTAATAAAATATGTTGCATGACTTTTCTTTTCAGCAAACATACTAATAAAGCAATCAATGGGTTCAATGACTTGTCTGCCCGAGAATAGCACATGGGTAAATGCACGATTTAAAACCTTATCTACTGTATGGGTTTTCTTAGGTCTATCTATTTGTGGATTAACAATTTCTTTTAAATCTTCTTTGATGAATTTTGTTACATCCTTAGTTAGAGACTTAACATCCGCACCAAAACTTACTAGCAGTTTTGCAAATGGTTCGTTGGTAACTAGACTGTGTAAAAAGTGTTCAAGTGTGACATATTCGTGATCATGTTCATTGGCTAAGTTAACAGCAGATTCAAAAATTTGTTCTAGGTCTTTATTCGGTTGTAGCATTAAGTTTTCCTTCTTTTATATTTAAGAAATTAATTGTTTAACAAGATCTTTTTGTTGTTGATTTAGATCAGTGGGTACGGTTATGTTGATTTCTAAAAGAAGTCTCCCCTTCATTCTTGGATCAGCCATGTACGGCATTCCGTATCCTTGTACTGCTAATGTCTGTCCTGGTTGTGTGCCCGGAGCAATATTAACTTCTAGGGTCTTTCCATCTAAGGTATCAAACTTAACAGTCTTACCTAGTATAGCATCAAAGCAACTAACAGTCAATGATCTTAATAAATCATCACCTTGCCTTTGATAGATATGATGTGGTTGAATATTAATTGTTAAGTGTATATCGCCTCTAGGTGCATTATTATATGTGTCATCTCCCATGCCGGCAAGACGCAGTACTGTATTGTCTCTAACACCCGCAGGAATTTTAACTTCTAATACTTGTTCAAGTCCACTAGGTAATCCTACATTAGCCACTAAGTTCTTACCAAGGTAGGCTTCCTCAAGTGTAATAGTAGTTTGTAAATTTAAATTTCTATTTCTTTGTGGTTGTCTAAAACCTTGTCCAAAGAAAGGATTGCCGCCTTGCCCAAATGCTTGAGAAAAGAATTGTTCAAATCCCGGAGGAACATTACCGTCAAAATGGAATCCCCCACCTCCAAATTGTGGCTGGGGATTATCGTACTGTTGTCGTTTTTCTGGATCGCTTAGTGTAGCGTAAGCAGCCTGCACTTCTTGAAATGTGGCAGTATCTCCACCTCTATCTGGATGGTGTTGTGCTGCCATTCTTCGAAATGCTTGTTTAATCTCGTCTTGGTTGGCGCCTCTGTGTACGCCCAATGTATTGTAATAGTCTGTCATAATAGAAAAAAGGTATAGTAAATTATACTATACCTTTTGGACAATGTCAAGAAATTATTTCTTCGCTGGAGGAACTTCCGTACCTTCTAGCTTTTTATGTACTTTAATTTTCTTACATTCTTGAACAGGCTTGCCATCTTTACCGTTAACAACCTTTCCGGCTTTGTCTACTTTGTCTTTGCAAACTTCTTTCATTTCTCCGCCAGCAATTGCCGGACTGGATAATACTAAACATAGACCTGCTACAAATATAACATTTTTCATTTTATTTTTCCTTTTAGATTTCTGGTTGAAAGACAGGAGCTGGTGCAGGCTTGCCGCCAAACCCTGCTACTACTGTCGGTGCTGTTGAGACTGGGGTTGTTCCCCAGCTGGGTGCTGAATTAAAAGATCCAGACGTTGGCGCTCCAAATCCTGTATTGCTACCAAAGCTGCTTGGTGCTGGTGAATTAAAACCGCCGGAGTTGCCGAAGCCTCCTGATTGCGATTGGCCAAGTGTTGATGACCCGCCCGCAAATCCTGTTCCTGGTGTTTGTAGCCCGCCATTATTTGCTCCGTTTAATTTTTCTTGTGTACGACCAAATGCCGCAATACCTAGAACTGCGCCCATCGCAATATGGAATAAACCAGCACCTTGAAGTGTTAGTGGATTCCATTGTGTAATAGGACTATGAGTCATTGTTTGTAATAAACTCCACAGGATTGGAAATACAACCATGTCCATCATACAGACCAGCATATACATCCATCCCATCATTGGACGCCACTTTGAGTTCATCCAATCTTCTTTTTTCTTTTCGCTCTCGCTTTTAGCTTCTTCTGACATAGTTTTCGCTCCTATTTTCTAATTAAAACCAACATCCTGAGTCTAGTTACTTCTTCCCACCATTAGACAATTGTCTGTCTTTGTGCTTTTCCAACTCTGCCACACGTCATGACAAAGTATCAATGATGGCACGGTTTGCGGCCGCACGGGTCACAGCTTCTGTGTTGGCCTGCATCAAGTCTTGGCGCAGTTTTTCACGGGCCAGTTCTCT